TTGGATAGCGTCCATTACTGCTCCTGTATTTCTGACAGAGATGCCTCTGCATGGTTTGCTTGGTTAACTGCCTCATCTAGCCATGTCATAACTAAAGAAGGTAACCTCGCACGGAATTGAAGTTCCCGTATGGTTTCAACATCATCTGGAGGGACAGAAGCCCAAGCCTCAAAGGCCTCTTCTCTGGCTTTATCTGCCCTACCTGAGATGTATCTACCTAATGGGGAACCCAAGAATTCCCTTGTTTGGAGGCCAAGTCTTGCCTCCGCTACTAACAATTCAGTTTCGTCCATTAACCCTCAGCGCCGGGAATGTTCCCGTACTTGTCGTTCATTAAGACATCAGACATCTGCTTTCCTTCGTCGTTCCCCGGAGAAACCCCAATATTGGCTTCCTCTTCAAGGAGCATCTTGTGTACGAGCGCTTCTTTTTGGAGAAGTAGTTCGCCTCTAGCAATGTCGTTTTTCTCGGCTTTTATTCTGGAATCAATCATAGCGATGGACTGTCTCGTCGTATCCATACGCTCTCTTGATTCAGAGGCAATCTGGGTAGAAGTAATATCGCCCATTGCCTTTTCTTTAGCCGCTTGAATATCAGACTGACCCTTAATAAGGGCAGACTGAATACGTCCCTGAACTTCAAGTTCCTTAGCCGCTCCACGTTCCATAAGCTGTTGGACTGCGCCAGAGACTTCCTCTAACTGAGCCATCATCTGATCAAGACGTGGTTGCTCTTCTTCCTTAACGAACCGCTTAGAATCTTTGTAACCCAACGCGCCAAATACTTCTTTCGTTATTTCAGGCTGGTTGAGGTACATGATGACATCGGGATTCACTTCAGCCATCGTGCGAATACCAATCAACAATTTTTCAATCTTTCTGACTGGATCGGTAGCGCCTATGCCAACATTAACCCCTACCGTCATCTCATGGCGTAGAAGATTATCGATATCCCCAGCAAACTTCTGGAAAAAACCCGGCTCTTCAACGTTCTCCCCTTCGGCTTTATTCGTAGCAACCGCCAGAACAACTTCATCTGTCTCGTAAAACTGCTCTAGTCTTACTAACTGGGAAAGTACGGGTTCTATCCATGTCTCTGAAAACGTCCTGATCATGTATTCGATCATGGTGTTCGCCTGACCAGACAGCATTTCCATTCCACCAACCGTTTCATTCATTAGGCGGTTAGACTGGACTGTACCTTGCGAGAAAGTCCCTGCGATGTCATCAAAATCAACGTTTAGACGATCTTGCTCTTCATACGCTGAAGCAGTGATATCAGGGGTATTAATTACCTGCACGTCACCTATGGGATCATCCATCATTACACTGCCACCGGGAACGCTTCTCTTCAACGCATTGATATCTATATTTGAACTGCGTCTAATGTGGTAGCGCTTATTCAGAACCAACTGGACATTGTCTGTTCTCTGGTTGGCAATATCATTGGCGGCTGTCTGTAAATCCTGTGTCATCTCAACAAGAGATGCTGGATAAATTCTGTGAGCCTCAATACTAGCGCCTCCCATAACGTAAGGACGTTCCCCTTCTCTGAGGTGCGGATAAACTTCAGTGAGAGGCTTTACGTCAGACAACATATGGTAAATGCCGCAGGTATAAAAAATATAATCTCGGCCCTTTTTCCTTACGATGTTTTTATGAACAAATACAGTGTCGTATTCCTTAATATTTTCCTGACGATCTGCCAGCGGGTCTTGGCGCTTACCCTGTCTAGCCGCTCTTGTTGAGTCAAACTCTGACCGCTTAGATGACATAAGAAGTTCGGCTTCAGAAAGTTTTTTCCACTTAGGCTCTCCAGTCTTAGCGTCCACATCTTTCATTTTTTGCATCACGTCTTGAACATACATCGGTATGACTTCAATGACGAATGGGGATGAGTTAATGGGATCATTCCAATCTGCCGCTGGATCAATCCTAAAATTTTCTGAGGCCACTAATCGGACGCTTGGGCAATCCTTGAGGACTCTTGTATTTTCCTCAATATCTATTGCTGGAGTTCCGTCTTCATTGATAACTGGATTTTGTAAATCGTCAACAATGTCCTTTTCGCTTTTTACTATTTCCTCTTTGTAATCCCAGAACTGGTGAGAAATTACAGACCCGAATACCATTGCTTCCTGATAGGCCGCTATAACGGTTTGGAACCAAGGTATTGTTTTCGTGAGCCTATATTGAAGCAAGTGTTTCAATATAATCGCAGACGCCCTCTGATCTGGATCAGAATCGTTCTGTGGATACACAGACATAACATCCTCTGTTGCAAAAAACGCCGCCGCTACCGCGGCTTCATTAGTCCGTATAGCTGATCTCGTTTTAGGCCTAAACAGGCGAGACCTGTGGGTATATTGTGGCGTTCCATATTTTGAACCGCTAGGATGTTCAGATTGAAACAGTTTAAGGTTTCGATCCCACTGCCGCCTGTAGTTGGTATTCAGGTACATCGTAGACGATTCATATGCTTCCCTAGCTAGAGTTAGCCAAGAAGATTTTTCGTCAGAAAACCCGTCATTCATAGGGACATCATTAATCATCGAATTTCACTTCCCCACGGATATCTCTATCTAAAGATTCCAGTTCTTCTAGATTAGCTGGGCCTCTAGACACGCTCGCTCTTTCTAACAATTCACCAGCCCATTTCTGTATGTTCTTATAATCAGGATCAATATCCTTAACCCTGATCCACATCCCATACCTTGTTGAGAGGTCTTCATTCCAGATAGCCAGCATTGAGTAATCATTGGACGGCCCAACAGCCCAAAGATGGCCGGGATAATGTTTGTATAAAGAGTCCGCAACGTTTTTGACCAGAGAGGTTATCGTTGCTTCATGCATCATCCCACGATGGCTTTCGTCAATTATTACCTTCATTACAGGGCAGGTGCGGCACCACCGCCAAAGAATTGAACATAGATGGCAATAACAACAATCACAGCGATAGCACCAAAAATTATGGGCTTCTTCATCACTTTTTCCTTTATCCTCTCAAACATTATTATCTCTTTGGCCCGTATGGGCGGTGGGGGTTTTGAAAAAATTTCCTCTCTGGAAATATGTAAACAGGGACAGGTTCTTCTGGCCCGGCCAATTTTTCCACTAACTCACGCCAACTGTAGTTGCGTGTTTTTGGTTTTTTGAATTTATCACTCAATGCAGAACCCTCTTATCTTTATTAACAATATCAACTGTTTCGCTAACAACCTTCGCTATTAATCCGCTTAACGCGAAAGTGATATCCATCTTGTCCAATTCATCGTCTGGAGCATTGATGAAGTTAGAAAGAAACATAACCGCCAATTGGTGTGGGTTTACTTCGTTTTCCATTATTTCGTCCATTCTTATTCCTTAATAAGCAGGTAATGCTTCTGGTTCTAAATCGTCAGAAAAAAGAAATTGAGGAGGGGCGGCTTCTATATCGTAGATACGGGACATAGCATCCAACATATCTACATGAACCGCAGGGAATAGGTTGTATTCGTTATCAATCATTCTCTGGGTAACGTCGTACATCCTTCCATTTTCATCTTTTTGTTTTATAGGGCGTGTAATTAACGACGCATCACCCTGCTCAAAAGCCTTCTTTTGCCTTGATGTCATAAAATCTGAGGAGGGGGCCAAGAAGAAGCGCCAGTTCTCAAAGTCGGGCTGAAGTCGTTGTACGCGATCCCGTTTAGAACCCGGCCCTTCTCTTGGCCAAGCCAGTTCCTCGATTGGAAAATAGTTATTGCTGATACGCATCATTTCTTTGAAATGCTCGATATCGGAATCCTTTCCGTATCTTTCGTACCCAACCTTTACAGTCATTGTCCCGGGCTGTTTAATCCACTTAGCCCTAATTTTGGATAATGCTTGCCATCTTTCCTTCAGATTTAACCTATGGCATAAACCGTCAATCAGGTATTTATTAAACTGAGGGTCTACTCCAATAACAGCTATGGCTGTTCTATCTGAAGTTTGTTTCTTTGAGTGGGCTGGATCGCACAAAATGTAAACATTCATCACTTTTGGGCGCATCTCGAATCGTCTTATCCACTCTGGATCAAATACTTGCTCAGAACCTGCTATCGGGTTCTGGAGCATTTGACAGGCCAGCACATATTGGCCCATCGAAGTTTTCTTTTTATCCCATTCTTCCTCTGTAAATAAAATGGGCTTTCCATCTGGGGTGCCTGAGTCTGTAGCGGGGTAGATGCGGGTTTTAGTTCCACGCTCTATTAAGTCCCGGTATGTATCGGCGTAGTGGTAACGTGTTCCGATATACCATTCTCGGCTCTGGCCACCGGCAAGGTTCTGACTGAGGTCTAAAGCCTCTGTTGTTTTTGATATCTGATCTGGGGTGTTGACGGAATCTCTAGTAACAACGTCATCGTATATTCTGAGATCGTAGTGCCGGGAAGTTGGCTGACCATCCACAAGTCCCCAAGCCTCAACTGTGGCTTCTTTGGGATTCGATTTGCGTCGAACAATGATCCCAGCGTCTTCACTCCACTGCGGCGAATCCTGTCTAGGATTTTTATAGCAAACATCTGGGTATAAATCTCTAAGAAATTCATTGACTTCAAATTCACGCTTAATCTGCTTGAGAAAGCCTTTCGCAATTGGTCTGGTATGACTGAATATCCCAATGGTGATATTGGGGTTTTTCAATATCTCCTGAATTGTTCCAGCATAAGTAATCAGCGTGGACTTGTAATGACCCCTAGCCCATAAATCAAGCATACCGTCTGGAGACTTCTCAACTTCTCTGCATCGGTCGTATAACCATGGATGAACCGCATCCTTACGGTTGAGAAGAACTACAAGAAGAAACCAGCGGTCTACTTTAGCTAATTCTTTTATTAATCCCTTGTCGTAATTTTTCTCAAGGAGATTTTTGTAAAAAGTGCCAGCCTCTTGAAGAGAGGCAGTAGGAAGGTAATCCTTGGCACGTTCAATAAATTCATTGTGTTTCATTAAGGGGTTTCTCACGAAACCAGATTGTGAAGCATTGTTTTGTCCCCTCAATTA